TGGTGTGGTCTAATTCCTCTAGCAACCATTCTCATAGCACTATCATTTAGTTTATTTCTCCTACAAAAATCACTAAGGTTTTGTATCACTTTAGTTCTACCATCAGGAAAAGTTATTTTCCAAAACTTACTTTTAGATTTTACAACCTTTAACACATGGTCTTTGCTCTTCTTAATACCTTTAAATCTTTTTGATGTAAGGTCTTTAACATGCTCTGGACAAGGAGTGCCTTTCTTTGACTCAGATATTTTTCTTATTGACTTTTTAGTGTGTTTTCTTCCTATAGAACCCTCACCGCCTAAAGTCATATTATAACCATTGTCAAAAGAATCAAATTGTTTTATATAGTGAAACTCCATATCATCCATTTCGTATTTACTTTCACAGAAACATAAAATTTGCCATTCAAAATTTTCGTGGCCGTGCTTTCTTATTGCTTTGTGAAAATGTGTTGTAGATCCATTATTCGCCATACTTATGTGATCAATTTTTCTATTTTCTAAACTTTGTATTGTTTGTCCTATATAGATCTTATTATTTATTACATTGGTTACTTTATAAATTATACCATCAACTTTAATGTTAGGTTGAGTTAATTTCTTATATTTTATTTTTAATCTACACTTAGGGCACCTAGTGCCCATTTTCCAACTGTAGTAAGCAATACTGTGAACATGTCCGTTTGGACATTTATACTTTAGTTTTGTATATCTATTTTTGTAATAATCTGATAGTAAAATATAACCTTCTTCTTCAAAAGACTTTTTAACCTCTTCAAAAGATGGTTTTACATTACCAGCACATATTGGGCATCTTCTACCTATAGGACCCCATGTAAACCAGTTAGTTTCATACTCATGGCCTTGCGGACATAAACATTTAAACATGTGCCTATTATTAACATATACATCATCTAGTAACTTATAACCTTCCTTGCTCAAACTATCCCTTACAAAATCTACAGTAAGTTTAGCTACCAATCCTAATAGCCTCCATCTCATCAAAGAAATTATAAAACTCTTCTCTAGTAAGAGTTTCCCTTGCTCCTGATAAAAAAGCTAAATATTCTTTATCTGATAACTCTTTTACATTTATTGAAGCAGTTTTCTTTGGTTTTGATGTTTTAGTTCCAGGCTGGTTTGCTGGGTCTGTATTTGTTTCCTTGGTTTTTGTTTGACCTTTAGGTCTTCCACTACTAGGAGTACCACTAGGTGCTTTTTGGGTGGGTTGAACTTCTTTAGATTTTTGAAATGGGCTTCCTACTATACCAAATATACCGTCTTCTACCATAGGAAGCTCTGTCTGCATATTTTTAAGCTCATTTTGATAATCAAAACCTAAAGCTTCTAATGCAGTTCTATAACTCAACATTCTTCTATCAACAAGTGTAGCCAAAGTATTCATATAAAGTATTGTATCTTTTAATACACCTTCATCCCACCTAACCTTAGGAAACCTATCAAAACCTACTGCCTCTGCTAACTGTCTATACTCGTTATAAATCCATCTCTCTACCTGTCTTCTAGCATAATTTATTTCTTCAACAATACCTTTTGTTAAAAGAGCTATCTCTGCTTGAGCAACATTTCCTCCCCCATCTATAAGAGCTCTTGTTACTGATAATCCTGCAGACATATCTTCATTAACTTGTTTATATTTATCTTGTCCTAAAATTGCCTCTATTTCTGGTGAAACAATTTTATCAATTTCTAATGTATGATTCCATACCACATCGAACGCTTTGCTCGGAGTATCAAAAAGTTTTGCTACTGTCTCAAGCTCGGTTTGGCTTACTACTGGATATTCGTCGTTACCTACAGTTATTTTTAATATATAATTTGAAATACCATCAAGTGTGCTTAAATCTGCATTCTTAAGTTGGTTCTTATAATTTATAGTCTCAAAAACTCTTGTAGATCTTGGCTTAGCATATCTTTCATAAGGTTGTTTTCTATATGTAATCATATTGACAAGCCTTGAATCTAATTGAAAATCTCCACCAGACTCTGCAGCTTTCTTCAAATCAGGAGGTAATGCTTTAATAAGAAGTTTTTCTTCTTCAGTTAATTCAGATCCTGATTTCTTAAGCAACTCACCAAGTTCCTGTGGTGGCTTCAATTTAACAGATACATTATCAAATAACAAGTTTCCTGATATTTCTACAAGTTGAGGGTTAAGAACGGTATAAGATACAGGCAAATGTCCTTTAGACCATATGTTCTTCTTAGCACCTTCTTCTTTATTATAATCTTTTTCATAATCTTCGTGTAGTTTTTTAATTCTTGCTAATTCTTTTTGATAAGATGCTGACTTTTTATTGGTAGGTGATTTTTGGCCGGGGGCTGGAGAAAGATGTGAAACCCTAGGTTCATATTTAGCAAGAACCTTATAAGTAGTTACATGACCTATTTTAAAAAAATCTAAAAATATCCACTCCAACACCTGGTTAAAATCAACATCAAAAGCCCAAGAATCATAAAAGTTCTTTATATTTTCATCATCAATATCATTCTCAAAACCCTTCATAGCTAATGAAGCAAGAACATTAGTAACAGATCCTAATAAAGGTATAGTGTAATAATACTCATCAGCTTTTCTAAAAAGTTCTTTAGCTTCCTCTTCATAAGGAGATTTACTCATAGACAAATCTAAATTCTGTCTACTCATAAAGTCTCTACTTATTGTAGCAGCAGACTCAGAAAACACTCTAGGTTTTATAGCCATACCTGGTTTATCTAACACGGCCAAATTTCTTTTATTAGGTTCTAACAAGAAAGTTGATCTTCCTGTACTTTCATCTATCTCTACTGATCTAATTCCAGCATTAGGATATTTTTCTTTTAGATCCGCTGTTAGCTTCTTTGTATCTATTGTATTATTTTTATCTCTTTTTGTCATTTATATAAAACCTATCTTAACACAGTTCCAGGAGTTCCTGACACTGTTGTTGGATCATCTGTAGTTAATGTGTATTTACTTGTATCTTTTCTTCCTATTAAATCATCCATAGAGGAATAATTTAACTTACCAGATCTATGTCTAGTATAGTCTTCTGGTCCTGTATTCCACCACGGAGGATTAATAAAATCAAGATTTTGTGACATAACATTTCTCCTATTGTAACATTATTTTTTAACACAATAACACCTCTGTATAATAATGAGGTTAGTTTATTACTTTGGTTTCTTTTTTAAAACAGCTGCACCAAAATGAGAACTGTTAAGAATCTTCTCATTCATAATTAATGATTTAGAGCTGAAGTTGTTAAAATTAGTTCCATTATCTCTGTACCTAATTAAGCCGCCGTCTTGATAAAGTATATTATCATCTTCTTCTTCCAACTCCCTTTCAACCTGCCTAGCTCCATGAGCAGCAAGTATCAATGCTGAATACAAGTCTTTATTCATATTTTTAGTTGGTGTGTCAAAGTGTAAAATACCTGTAGCAGTTTGTGTAACAATAATGCTTAACATCTGTGATTTAAGTGTTTTTACATTATCATATCGTTTAGACAATAAATCATCTGAACCAACATCTAATTCTGGAAATTTTAATCTTTTATCTTCTAACATAGCTTTAGTAGTAAAGTTAGCATCTGATATCCAAGAAGGATTAAAGTTTACCATCTCTAATATATGTCTACCTTCAAGATGTTTATTATCAGGCTCAGTTCTATCTATAATTGGTTCTTCACCGTTGTATCCTTCTTCTAATAGATCCATTACTGCTTTTCCTCCACCACCTCTATCCATAAATATACGTATTACATTGTAATTTTTACATACGTCTTGAATTAATTTGGTTAGTTCTTGTGTTGTTTTGCTTTTAGCTTCTATAATATTTACTATCTTATTAACAGCACCAGTTTCTATTATAATAACACCACAGCTTGCTGAACCTCCCTGGTTTGGGTCTACACCAACTACATACCTTTTAGAAGATTCTCCAGAAAAATTAAGTGAGAATCCTGATCCATTAGTACATTCTTCTAATAAAGAAGCTTTAAAAAAACCTTCTGAGTCTGAAACCATCATAGCCTCATACTCCATACTAAACTCGTGCTGATTCATAATACGTTTAGCTTCTGCAATATTCGCTTTATCAAGGAAACCTTCTGGTAGATCCCAGTAAGGTACCTGCCAAACTGAATAAGGACTTTTGTCGCCTATTTTTTCTGCATCATCAACCATTTTCCAGTGGTCCTTCATTCTTCTCCACATATGATTGAACTTGTAATACCCTGAAGAAGTCATTACCATTTTATTTACTTTTTCTTCTAAAAAATCTTCTGCTGTTGCAAGTCCAGACTCAATAAGTCTCTTTTGCTCTTCTAATTTTCTAACACGTTCCATAGG